AAAAAGAAACGGGGGAGGAGTAGAGAAACCTCCCCCGTACTTATGCATTTGAAACTATTTGCAGCAACAGCTTTTCAACGCAATATCAATTCACTAAACTGCAACTGCTAAATAACGCAATGTGAAATTAACGCCATTTAATTCATCAGCAGCAGCGAATGAATTCGCAGGAATGAAATACAATTCATAATTCAATGATAAGCGAACAACATATTCTTCAGCACATTCATCATAAATCCATTTCATATCAAGAACAATGCCTGTAACAGGATCCATCACCGTACCCTTAGAAAACTTATCATTTTCTTTGAAGTAGCTTGCAACGTATTTATTCCAAGTCAATAATTGAACATATCCTGGTACTAATCCGATGAACTGATTTGCACCTAAAATACCTTCCACAAAACGATCTTCGAAGAAATCAAGTTTGCCTGCTTGTGATAAATCTTGCCCGATTTCATTGCAACATCCAATGTTGATTTGGCGTGCATAATTAGATAAAATTCCTGAACCAACAACGATTGGACGATCATTTGAATCTAAGTTTGAAAAATCTTGCGCAATATCAGCTTCGCCTGAATATACTGCTTGGCGCAATACGCCATTCAATAATGTAACAGGCTTAGGAGCAGGGAATACAGGAACATCAGGATTGAAACGCCCGAAGTTTGCAGCTTGCAACGTGATCAATTGCTTGTTCAATACTTTCATTAAAGCATCGATCTGCGCACTCATAACAGATGCACGATATTCAGAATCAGCTTCGCACAATTTGCGCATTTCATCTTCATTGAAACCTACGCCTTTTGTAGCAATGTATTTCGTGATCGCAACCGTTTGTTCAAATGGAGAAGGATAATTATCGATATCACAATTCGCAGGAACTGCTGTAATGATATCGCCTTCAACTGCTCTTTGAATGAACTTAATACGAACAGAACGATTCTTTCCGTTGCCTGGATCAACAGGAACGATTGATACACCTGCCATGTTCATTGGCGATTTTAAAGCTTGTAAGTATCCTACTTGTGTACGCTTTAAATAAGGTGTTTTTGAACCCAATAATTGATTCATTGAAACTTGAATCTTTTCGCATAATCCTTGAGTAAAAGGGATCGCAAACAAAACGCCTGCAGGTGCGAACATTGTTGCTGAAGCAGCGAACAAAGTAATAGAAAAAATTGATGTTAATTCAGGCTTACCCATCGCATAAGCGAATCCGCCACCCATTGCAACTGCAACAGCTAAGGCAAGTATAAGAGCAAAACCCAACTTCATTGTGGTTTTAAGATTTTTCATAATTGAAAATTTTTTAAATTATTTGAATAATAGTTTTTGATTGTTTGCTTTTTGTAAGTAGCAAGAACTTCCGCTGTTTTTTTGATGGAAAACATAAACCACAGATTTGATATCACAAAACTAAAAATAAATTCTGATATAAAAAAATAATCCCGAAGAATTTTTTTCAACGGGATTATTAATATATAAACTAAAAAAGTTTTAAGCGTTTGCTTCAGCTAATTTCTTGATATCTGCAAGATGCTGTTCTGCTGCTGAAAGATGCATTGTGTTTTTCTTTGTCTTATCTTCTTCATTTCCCGCAGCAACGATGATCTTCTTCCCATCAGCACTTGTTCCTGATCCCGCACCCGATCCTGATCCATCACCGCCATTCGATTGCTTCAAGAACCCATCTTTCGCCATTTGTGATGCAAGCAAATCTTTCAATTCAACAAAAGCATTCCCATCTGCTGTTTTTGCACGAAGATCAGTTCCTTTTTGATAAACAACAAATTCCCCTTTATCATTCGTTTTTACATCGAAATTTTCTTTCAAGAATGTTTTCACGCTTGGAAGAACGGCATTCAAAGGATTGCGAAGTTCAAAAGAAGATACAAGCTTTGTTAGGTTCTGATCATAATTGAATTCTGCTTTGTGATTATCAACTTCAGCTTTGATTGCAGGAATTTCTTCTTCCCGAACTTTCTTCAGTTCGCCTTCCAGGCGCATGTTTTCTGCTTGAAGCTGTTCTGTTGTTTGATTTCCTGAAGCTGTTGCTTTCGTTTTTGCGATCACAATGATTTCTTCAACTTTTTTATCTTTCACATCTTCGGGATTCAAGCCGAAAGTTTGCTTCAATTTGCGTTCAATGATATCAAGCTGCTTTGCTTTTTCTGCATCTTGTATCGGTTTAACGATATCGGGATTGTTCTTTGCAAGTTCGATTTGCGCTGTTTTGAATGCGCTGATCATCGAATCAACTTCAGTTTGTTCAATCGATGCTGTTGAATCATCGTTTGTGTTTGCTGCGATCTTTTCAGCATTTACTTGGCTGATCCCAATCGCCAAAAGTAATTTGATCAATTCTGTTTTTTTCATTTTCTACTTTTTTTGTCCCCAAGAAGCGAATGCTGATTGTTTCTTCGCTGCTGAAGTTGTTTTTGCTTCTGAAGCTTTTTCAGAAGTATTCGTTTCTTCATTCGTATTCGATGAAGTATTTTCTGAAGAAGTATTTTCTCCTTCTTTCTTTTTTTTCTCTTTTGCCATTATTTCTTTTTTCCTTTCTTCGCAGCTTCTTCAGCAGCTTCAACTTCTTCAAGCGATGCTGTTTCTTCAAGTCCTACTGCAATTGCACGTTCTTTTAATTCAGCAACAAGTTTTTCTGCTTCAGCAGCTTCTTCAGCAGCTTTTGCTTCAGCAGCTTCTTTTGCTTTTTGATCTTTTGCTGAAAGCTTTTCTTCTTTCAAAAGAACGCCTTGAACATCGCATTCTCCAATGAACTTCATTTGCTTAGAAAGCGAAGCATCTGATTCGAAGTTCTTCTTTCCTTGTTCGGTAACAATGGTATGTTTGCCCGTGATTGTGTTTAAAAATTTGTAACTTTTCATGATTTCTGTTTTGGTTTTTAGTTATGCAAATATAAATTAATTTATCGAAAATGTAAAATTTTATTTTTTCATTTTTGTTGGAATGCTTCTATGCCTGCAATTGAACCCGCCACGATAAATATCAAAAGTTGCAACTGAAGTTTCAGGATTCATGCCTTGTGCTTTCTTCCCGTTGTATGTTCCGTTTCGCAATGCCCATGCAATTTCTTCTTGCAGATCAGCAAGCGGAATGATGCCCATTTCAACCCACTTGATGCATTGCGCCCTTGAATCCATTATCAAAGATCCTACATATCTTTTTGCATCAAGCTTCAGTTCGTTTCCAATCGCCTGTTGAACAGAACCATCAAACTGCGATATCGAATCCCTTGATACTTGTTTCACATATCGCATCAGCTTCGAATCTTTATCGCCCGTACTGATCACGAAATCACGAAGATTCTTTTCTGTTTCTGTAATCGTTGCACCGAACATGATATTTCTGTAAAGCGTTTGGCGAACAGGGTTGATGAAATCTTTTGAAAGTCCTGATCCTAAAAGTTTGTCAATTGTATTATTCACTTCAATACGCTTGAAAGGATCGATCTGCGAAGAAGCAATTTCGATTGCATTATAAACTGAATGCATTTCTTGAATGTTCTTTGCAATCTGATCAAATGATTTTGTGAAATTTCCAACAGCAGAATAATATCCGCTTTTTTTAAGCTTATCATTTATCCTTTTGTCAATAGATGCAAGAAATTCTTCTGCTTTTTGATTGTTTGAAAGCTTCCCTTCAGATACATTCACGCTTTCAAAAATCTTCATCAGTTCATCGAACAATGATGCTTCAAGTTTTTTCAGTTCATTCGATAATCGAATGGAAGAATTATCCATGATTCGAATGCCCTTATCTGCTGTATTGTTTGGCATTTATTATTGCGTTGCATCGGGATTGAAAAGGGCTGTTGCTTCTTCAGGTAAGTATGCAGCAATCTTTTCATCAAATATTGCTTTGATTGTATCTGAAGGCATCTGAATAAATTCAGCAGCAGTTTTTTCAATTGCAATCTGATTCAAAATTGAATAAGCATAAACAGAAGTAACAAATGCAGCTTTATCAATAACGCCCGAAGCCATCATCGAAAGCTTTTCAGTTGTATCATAAATGTAAAGAGGATCAACAACAGGAATCAGATCAAATATCTTTTGCGATAATTGATTGCCCGAAAATCTTCTTTTTGCAAGTTCTGTTGTTGCTTCAGATAAGAAGAAAGATGGTGCTTTCTTTTCTTTTAGCATTGCTAATTCTGCAACAAGATCAGCTTCAGTTTTTAGCTTGAAAGTTGAAGGCTTGTTGATAGCAACTTCAACTTGATCGTAAGGCTTATTCAGGCGATATGCTGAAATGAATTTCAATGATTCGAACATAATATGATCAAAGAAGTTGCATGCGATTTTATCAATCATTGCATAATGTTCTTCTTTGTCCATTGCTTTTGCGCCTTCAGTTTGATTTGAATTGTTTCCCAAATTCAAATGAAGCGCATCTTCAGCCATTTCAATAAGCTTTTCCCATGATTCGCCTGAATATCTTGCAACATTGATATCGGGCGAAATGAATCTTTTTGAAGGAATTGAAGCATCAAGCGTTGCTTCGCCAAGCAAGTTTCTTCCATCATCAGATTTGATAGGAATCTTGCGAACAATCGATCCGTAAGGCGTTCTTGGAAAGGGTTGCGATTTTACAACTGATTCAAACTTTTCTTCTTGATCAGGAATCGGGTTGCTTTGTCGATATGAAGGCTGAATTTCACATTCAGTATAAAATTCTTCCGTATAAGGGAATCCCGAAGTAACCATGATCGCTTGCCAATCGCTGAATTGCGAAATTGCTTGATCGCCAAAAGCAACGTATGGCGCAAAGTAAGATTCAAAGAATCCTTCTGCATTCATATCGCCCCCCAATACTATAACAGGAAGTACTCCAATATTGTGTTTATAAATTTCTTGCAGTTCGAATTCTTTCTTTTCGAAATCTCCGATCTGAATTAATTTATAATAAGATTCTTTTGTTGTAATATAATAAACATCGCCTTCAAAAATAGCAACTTTGTTTTTGATGATCTGCGATTTTTCTGCGCTCAAATATGAAAACACATCTTCAGAAGCATCGTAAATTGATCCCGAATAAACAAGTAAAGGTTTTGGTTGAACTTTTTCAGAACTGCTTTCAACGCCTACGCCTGAGGGATACCAAACAAGAAAGCCGTTCGGGTCTTCGATATCTCTTTTGAAAACAATCTTTTCCATGAACTTATAAAAATCATACCCGAAAAAGTTTTTTGTTTTCAAGTATTCTTTTACATCAGCATCAACAGAAACATCAAAATTGATCTTGTTCAAAATTCTTGTAACAGAATCAAGCGCACGATTCATCGATCCGTAAGTAATTGCACGATAATTGCAAAGGCGATAATTGAAGATATCTGTTTCTTCGTTTGGGCGCTGCTTCAGAAGTAATTCAGTAGGAATTTTTTTTCTTGTATGAACAGCCATCTGTTCAAAAACATCTTCCCACTTTTTAATGATTGCTTTATTGTCAATCTTGAAGAAAGTTTTTATGTAGGATTCGATTTCAAACATCTTTTGGCTTTTATTTAAAACAGCATTGATCAACATCAATTTCTGATATCGAAAATTAAAACAAGATAGCTTGAATCAAACGAATCAAGCTATCTTTTATGAATTGATTATGGAGGGCAAGCGCCTGCATCAAAGTTGCGGATTGCATCAAGCAAACCTGGACAAATGATAGGCTTCAACAAATCTTTTGTACTCATTGTGATTGCACCATCGTAAAAAGATTTTCCTTCAGATGTATCTTCAACAACTTCATCAAGTTCGATATCCCAAGTTCCATCATACTGAAACCATCTTCCATCACATGTGATGTATCCAACAAACATGAAATTCTTGTTTTGAATAATCGCATCCCAAAAATCGTAATCAAGAAGCGTTAATGTATCAGCATTGAAATCTTGAAAAGTAATTGTTTTCGATCCGCTGATTGTTACTTCAGGACTGCAAGAACTCATTCTGCGTTTTGTGAAACTTCCTTTCGGTTTTTGTCCAAGCACTTCTGCTGAAACATAAAGAATGCCTGCGCAGATTGCAGCAGTAACATTCAAAGGGTTCGTCCATTCGCCCGGATTCGGGTGAACGTAAGTAGGATCACATTTCAAGAATGTTAATCGTGGAATTCCACCATCACGGGTTGAAATGTTACAAGACTGCGCCCAAGCTTGGCTTGGTATATCAGTTACGCATGCGGGATTGCAAATTTGCATTTTTATAGGTTTTTGAGGTTTATATTATTTTTTGTTGCTGTTACGGAAGCAATCCTCAACTAACTTTGCGATGAAGTTATAAACGCCCTACTTTGAAAAACAAAATTATAAAAAAAATTTGATATAAAAAAATTATTTACATGTGAAAGAAATTTCATCGCAATCGATGAAAATGTTTTCTTTTATGATCCACATCGATCCTTCATCGAAATTCTTGTTCAACTTCAATGATCCTGTATAAACAATGCCATCAATAGTTAATTGCTGCGAATTGAAGCAAAGCGCAATTTGTTTTGCTACATAATAAGGAACAGGCTTCAAGTACATGATGAAGCGTTGTTTCTGCTGCGATTTCACAACTTTCAGAACATTCGTTGTTTTCTCAAATTCATACCCATCAGGTTCAATTCGCCCACGAACTCTGAAACATGCAGAATATTTGTTTGGCGCTTCTTTTCCGTTTGGAAGAATAAAGTTCCCATAATAATTTCCTTCGCAATCATACTTCGTATATGATCCGCAGATCATCAGCGTTTCTTCGTTGCATGCAACGATGCAATAAGGTTCTGAAGTAATGAATGCAGCAATTTCGCATTGTTCTTCATAGCATTCAGCTTGTGCTTCATACAGCGTTAAACCTCCTACAAGCTTTTCATCAACGCATAAATTATAAGCAGGCAATCCCTCTAATTTGCACCCATACAGCTTCAATTTCAAGTACCAACAAGTCAATGTATCAAAGATCGCTTGATCTGTATCAATGAAAACATTCAAGTAGTCATTCAATTCAGCATCAACGCCCGTTTCGGTAGTGAAAACTACCGTTTCGGGCAGCATCGTTTCAGTATTAATGAATTCAACGAATGCTTTGAAGTATTTCGTTTTATCATAATTAAATTGAAGCTTGATGATATCGCCCTTGATGAAAGGTTGGCAATAAGAATCATCATTCGGGCACTTGTTGAAATTATACCCATCGCATTCAGAATTTACGCCTGTTAATTGCGAACAATCTTTGATCAACAACAAATCTTTATTAATATAAGATTCGTTATCTTCGGGAGTATAAACAACAGGAATGATGTATTCAATTATCATTTTTTCAGTTTTTCTTTTTCAGTTTTTTCATCAGCGATCATCTTCTTGAAATCATTCGATTCTTTCGAATTTAATTCCATTCCGTTTTCATCAACTTCTTTCAGCTTTTCAAGAATCAATTTGCCTTTTTCATCTTTTGATAAATCGTTCTTTTTTACTTCATTGAAAACAGCTTCGGGCATGATCGAAATCTTCCCTGTTGTTTTATTTTTTACTTGAAAATTTTTCATCTTTTTATTTTTTACGATTCATTATCAACATTCGCATCAATTAATAATGCAGAAACTAATTGGGTTATATTCACATTAGTTGCAACATTAGCAACAGCGCCCGGATAGGATAGGATATTTTGCGCAGCAGCAGCATAAATGCTTTCTGCAAGTATCGAATTAACCCAAAGCGATGCTGATTGTTTCAAGATCAATCCCGAAGCATTTACATTGATGCATCTTGATCCTGCACCTAAATTGCTGTTATATACTAAAGAATGAACAATTGTTTTTCCTCCATTGTGAATGATCACATCCAAAGATCCTGGATTTTGGGTGATACTATTGAAGAAATTCACGATTCCTGAATTGATTGTAATATCTCCAAGCATATTAATTTTTCCATAAAAATCAGCATACGCTGAAGAACTCATTGAAAAAGTTCCATCAGTACATGTTGATATGATATCGCCATGTACTTTGATGCTTCCCGTTGCAGTGATCACGATTGAAGGCAATCCATACAAACCTGCTGCATTGCTATAATAATTCCCACCTAACATTTCAACTCTGCCTGTATTGCACGATATTCCAATATATCCGTTTCCTGCTGCATTATAAATGTATTCTTTTGCATAGCAGATCACTTCAAAACCTTCTGCTTGAATTAATCCACCCGCTCCGATCATCCTTTCGCACATTGCATATACTGAACCGCTGTTGTTTGTTCTGATAACTTGTTCTTGACCTGAAAGAACTAAATCTGTTTTGATGTTTACAACAATAGTTCCTCCGCCAAATGCCCAAATAGTGCGTGATCCTACGCCTGTTCCTTCAGCCCTTATCCCTTCGAAATAAATATTCGTTACCCCCGTGCTTAATACAACAGATTGCCCGGAAAAGAATCTTCCATATCCTGTTACTGAAAAGCTATTTGTTCCCAAATCTCTAAAACAATTACTTGGCGAAGTTAATATTGCACCATCTTCGAAGTGATAATTCACGCCATCAACACTAAGATTGGAATCAGTATAAGCACCCGGACGAATTACAATTCGATCACCTGAAACAGCAATTGATTGCGCTGCTGCGATTGTTAAAAACGGAAATGCAGGCGATTCATAAGCGCCTGTACCATCATTCCCATAAACAGAATCAACATAAATCAATCGACCTGTAAGCAAAGGAGCAGCGCCAAAAAAGATTGCCATATCTGCAAGCGTTATCGATTTGTTCTGATTCGCAGGCAGTCCTTCGTTAGGATCGTATATTGGAACAACATGATTCGGTTGAAGAATCGGTTCGTTTGTAAGTGCGCTTATTTTTGTCATATTTTAGCAGATTTCTAATTCAATTATATTATTATTTTCAGTTTCAAAATCAATTGGAACTTCTGTTTCAAGTGCGCAGTTCGCAACTATAGGAACTCTTTTCGCAATCGCTGATATTTTGTATTGCAAATTTAAGTTAAAAAGCGAATTGTTCAAACAAAACTTTGCAAATGTTGCTTCTGATTCCGAATAAGCGGTTTCAGAAGATGCAATCTTCAATGAATTCAATTGCGCTAATACTCCAAGCCATTCTTCATTTTCTTCGATGTTTGATATCGTTCCCGGTGCAAGTTCGATTGTTGTAATCAAATTATATTCTTCAGGATTCGCAACATTCAACTTCGCTTTCAAACATGTTTCAGCATCCGAACAAAAGTATTCTGCGTTCCCAATCGTTTCGCCATCTTCTTTAAATATTTCAACATCTGTTGTATATCCTTTCGGGCGAATTGTTTGCAAGAAAATTAATTGATCAGTAAATGGAACAGCATAATCATCATAATAAAATTGTAGCGAAAATTTCACTTTCAGAATTCTGTTTGCCCAATTCTGATTCGAAAAAGGTGCAACATCTAAGATTCCAATCGTTGAACTGATATTCGGAATCGTAGGTTCATATCTGTTTCGCCAATTGAATAATATTTCAAGATTATCTGTTGTAAAATTTAATTCAACAGGAACGGGAATTGTATAAGTAATAGGATCAACTTTGAATGCTGTTTGCGAATCAAGATAGTGGCGAATATTAGGAAGAACATCTTCATAAATTTCGCATTTTATGTTTGTTAAATATCTGCGAATATCGTTTGGAACAACTAAGCCCAATCGATTAAGAATATCAGCAGCGAAAGCATTGCTTGAATAATCAATCACAAGTTTTGATTGCATACGTTCTTCAACAACGCATATCAAATCATTCCCGAAGAATTCTTTTGCATAATCTTTCAGAGATCCTGTAATGTTGTAAGCACCTGCATAAGCGGGCAAAGAAACAGAATATTCATTGCTGATAAATGAATTTACTTCAGTTAATACAGGATTTGTATCATCATAAGGTATTGCGATGAAGCGATATTTCCCATTGGGAACAAGCAAAGTTTTATCAACATAGAAATTCACTTCATACTTACCCGTAATGATTGAAGGCGCATTCGATGGGCCAATAATTTTATTATCAAGCACGCCAACGCCCAATGTAATGATATCAACAAATGATGATTCGTAATTCGTTTCGATATCAACAGCTTGATTGGCTGTATCTGTTCTGATCATCCAAACAGAAACTTTATCAACAACGCCTGGCGATACTACACGGAAGCGCACTTTCGTATTTTCATACGCACTTAATGCAGTAACAACGCCCAAAGTTGTTTCAAGAACGAATTCTTCTTGCGTGAAATAAGGTGCTGCTTGATGCGCATTCTTTGCATAGAAGCCTGCTTTGTAATCATCAACGATATAATTGAACGATCCAAAGTTCGTGAAATCTGTTGCATCTTTTGCGTACAAATAGAACTGCGGGCGATTCTTCGCATTCGTATAAACTGAATCGCCTGAAACATTTAGGATCGCAGCATTCGCAACTCTATCTTTCAAAAGTTTGAATCTGTTTATTTCGATCTTAGGATCAAGATAATTGTTCAAATCATAAAGCTGAAAATATTTGATCTTGATTGTGAATGTTGTTGCTGAAGTGATTTCAATTCCTACAACAAAGTTCTTGATCAGATCAGAAATGTATGGCAAAGGGCAAACGGGAATCATCGCAAACGATCCAAGCGTTGCTGCTGCATCAACTTGATAACTCCAATAAGAAGTTGGCTGATTTGGCGATAATGGATTGATTGATCCTACATTGAAAAACAATGCGGGGCTGAAATACAAAGAAAGATTTGCAATCGATGTTGTTGAAAGATATTCAAGTTCAATCTTTTTATATTCGCCTATTCTGTTCTTGTCAAACTCTGAAGGGAATGCAAGTTCTTTTTTCTCTGTTCCATCAGGATTCAAAGTGAAAAGTTTCTTCGCTGTTACTGATATTGATATTGCCATTATACCGTGCCTTTTATAGTCATTATTGAAGTAGTGAAATCAAGTTCGATTGATTCAATTGTTTTGCTTAATCCTTTGCTTGTCATTATCGTTCCATTGATATCAATTGCGTTCAAAGTTAAACAATCCCAAGTAATTCTTGCAGTAAAATCGTAACCCGAAAAAGTTGCAAGCTTAGGATTCTCAATCGCCCAAAAACGATCATACAAATTTCCTGGGCGATCAGCATCAACCCACATTGGATAATTTACTGCTTCGCCCGATGCAATTCCTGGAGGCGAATATGATCTTCGAACCGTTCCATCAAGCACATTTGCGCCATCCCAAATCAACAACTGCGGAACAAATGATGTTCCGTTGTTCATCAGCATATACTTTTCGCCATCTTTAATATTCTGCCCAATCCCGTACGGCATCCAATCATAATCAGAAAGCACATCACGTTCAATTCCATCTTCTCTAAATCTTGCAGGCGAATAAGGAAAGATTTGCGTGAATTCGCCCTTCTGTATAGGATTAACAGGCACATTCCACTCAATTATATCACTCCATCTTGCTTGTGCTTCAGATCCTACCCAATTAACAGCATCTTTCTGATACCCGATATTTGCATAAGCAGGTCGGCGTTTCTTACTCCATTCATAACATTGCGAAATGATTTTTTCGGGATCATAAGTTGTAAGATCAAGAAAGGGTATTTGTGTTTGAAAGAAATCCCTTCTTTCGAAGCGCATTGTTCCCGATGAAATATCCCATGCAGCATTGAACGGCTTCGCAACTTCATCAAGAAAAGATTTCAGATTGTGAATCGGTTCATTATCTTCGATGAAAGGTACAATGGGTTTAACGAAGTATGGATTGTTCAATCTTCCTCCTTTAATTGGCGCAGATAAATAAACAAGAAGATAATAATCGAAATTTGGCATCGATGGGTTCGCTTCTTTTAATACAGAAGAAGTCCATGCAACGCCACATTTTGTGCATACATTATCGATGTATGATCGAACAAGAGGCGAAGGATGTTCGTATCCGCAGCCTGCAATCAGTTGCCCGTTTGTTGTTTCGAATAAATCTTTCACATAATTGAAGATATCAATCGGATCATCGAACCCGCCAATCGTTATCGTATTGAATGAAGTTGAAAATGCGCCATTGATGAAAGTTACTATTGCATTAATCAACCCGATCAAAGGAAGAAGAATCGTTGCGAACATCGCAAGAATAGTTGTTGCACCAAAAACCGTGAACAACCCAAGAATCAAAAACATATCTTGCAGCAATGATGGGCGAAATTCAAGGCAGTATTTCATTCGTGGATGCAAAGCGCTCTTAAAGCCTGCATAATCATCCCAAATCAATGTATTTTCAAAGCATGTATAAGCTTGTGAATCGGGCGAATATTCAACAGCGTTTGCTTGAAGTTCACAATTGCCATCGCACCACTTTAAGCTTTCAGGCTTGATCAGAAAGATGTATTCTTTGCCTGCAGGAAATTCTGTTGATGGGCAACAATCATCAACGAACTTCAGAATGATCGAATTGTTTATTGCATTAGGAACAACAACTAATTTATTGTAAATGTAATCATAATCAGCGCCAATGAAGTTCAATTCGCCTGAAAATGAAATCGCAAATTCGCCATTTTCATTTCTTCTGCGCAAAGTGATCTTCGGTTCATTCAAAGAATCAGTTGGGTTCTGAAGCAATATGCCATCAATGTATATTATCATGTAATAGAATCGATTCTTTGTTGATTTTTATAGTACTTATTCGTAATCATGAAGATTCCGTTTTCATCAATTCGAACTTGCATTCCTGGTTGCGATTTGATTGCATCAACAACTGATTCAATGCTTGTTTTCAATCTTCCTATTTCAGATGAATTCGCTGATTCTGCGCTGCGCAAATATACATCTTTTGAAGTATCGATGTTGTTCATTTTTAGCATATCATACAATTCAGATTTCGATTTCATTTCATTCAGATCAACTTTCCCTTTGTGAACATCTTCAAAGATTGAACGATATTTTTTTGTAGTCTTATGATCATGAACAAATTCTGCTTTGTGATAAATGTACGGACGTTTTCCTACTGCTGTTGATTCTGATCTTGGATTTCCATCCCCCGTATAACCTCCTTCATAAAACGCTGCTTGTCCCGCAATCGATCTTGCAGATGCAAGTCCTGCAATCAATGCAATCAATGCTGCTGCGATTGTTATACCTGCTGCTGCTCCTCCTTCTGCTGCTGCTTTTGAAATTGCGATTGCTGTATTGGCAATCAATTCAACAACTGCAAGGGCTTGTTGGGCACGAACAAACTTTTCTTTTTCTTTTGTAAGATCATCAAGGCGTTTCTTTTCAAGTTCCAACAATTGCGCATTCCCGTTTTCAGCAATTCTTGCTGCTTCATCAACTCTTTTCTGTTGTAAGCTGATCTGCTTATCAACTCTTTGAATTTCTGCTGCTAATATCTGATTGATTGCTTTCAGCGTTGCATCAAGAATAACTTTGATATTATCAAGCGCCTGTTTCTTTCTTTCTTCATCAAGCTTTTCAAGTTCTGAATTCGCAGATGCTTCAAGTTCAATGATCTTGTTTTTCTGCTTCTGAATTTCAGCTTCAGTTGCAGTTCCACTTTCTTCAAGTAATGTAAGCCTTGCTTTTTCGAATGCTATTTCAACAGCAAGCATTTCAAGCTTCCCTGTATTTGCGATTCCAAGCAATGCAAGTTGATGGCGTTGTTCTTCAGATAAAACATCATTTTTCAATGCGAAAGTTTCTTCTTGATGTTCTTTATCAAGCTTCAGAAGTGCATTGTTCTTCTGCGCTTCAAGTTCAATCGTTGATTCGCCATTGCTTTGTGCTAATTGTATAAGCCCATCATAATAAGCAACAGCAACGCCTATCTTCGCTGAATACGAATCCACTTGCTGATTCGTTGATATTTCTGCATTTTCAATTTCTATTTCAACAAGTGATTTGTTGCGATCAATCGCTTGCTTCAGATTATCATCATTGATCTTCTTGATCTTATCAACTTTTTCTTTTTCAATTGCTTCTTCAGTCAATGCAAGTTGCAATGCAAGTTGAACTTTTGCGCTTTCAAGATTCTTTTTGTTCTTGAATTGCTTATCAAGTTCTTGCCTTTGAAAAGATGTTTGCTGTTCTGCAATCGTTTTCAAGATTTCAGCTTCTTCTTCAACGCCTGCAATTGTTGTTTTGTCAATTCTTGATATTGCACCTTGATTTCTTTGTTCTTCAGTTTTTCTTCGCAAGTTTGCAAGTGCTTGCAATTCCCTTTCAGCATCTTCGAAGTTTTTCTTCGCTGCTTCTGTTCTGATTTTTCTTTCTTCGTTTGCTTGATTGATCAGAAGCTTATCATTTTCCAACCCGAATCCTTTCTTCAATTCTTCAACCTGCTTTCCAAATGTTTCTTCTATACTTCGAAGCCCAACTTTTTGGCGTGCTGTTAATTCTGTTTCTCCTCCAAAGAATTCGAAGATCGATTTCGTTGCATGAAATGTATCATCGTCCCTTTCTTTCTGAATATCTTCATTGAATTTTTTTGTTGCACTTCTTTGTTCTTGTAAGATATCAAGATACTGATCTTTGAACTTATTCTGATTCTTTGCACGATCTGCATCGCTTTTTGTTATCTTATTAGCAGCAAGATCATTTTCAAGCGCCAAATCTCTGTTCGCCCTTGCAAGTGCTTCAGTTGCTTCAATTACTGCTTCAAGTGCTTCAGCATTTGCTTTCAATGATTCAGTACCTGCATCGAATGATGCTTTCAGATCATCGATTGATGTGATGATCAAAGCAACTGCTGCGCCTATAAGAAATAAAGGATTTGTAAGAAGTGCTTTTCCAACATTGAACAAAGTTTGCCCAATCTGTTTCACTCCTCCGATTGCATCTTTGAATGTAATCTGCGAAGATGCTTTCACTAATAGCTTAGAGCCTTGAACAGCGCCATCGAAATCAAGCGCCAAAAGCTTTTGCCCAACATTACCCAACGCATTCCCTAATATTTCAAACTTTGAATCAGAAGCAAAGATTCTTGCTGCTGTTGATGCATCACCTATTCGATCTTCAAGCTTACCCGCTTCAATCGATAATCTTTCGAATTCTTGATCATCGTCTGTTGATGCAAGTTGTGTTTTCAATTCACGCAATTGCGCTTTCAAGGATACAGCTTTCTTTTCTGCTCCTTGAATTGCAGTTCCATCAAAAGCTTTCTTCATATCGTTTGAAAGCGTTTTCGCTTCCTTATCAACATTGCTTGTTGCTTTTGCTGTTTGCGAAAGTGATTGATTCAGCTTTGCAATTTCTGCTTGTGTTTTTTTTATTTCTGCGTTGTATTGAACAATTGTATTAGGCGAAGTAGTTTTTGCACGTTCTGCAAGAAGCCCTTGTTCGAACTTGATCAGCTTCGCAAGTTCTGCTTGCTGCTTGCGAACTTCATCTGTTGTTGCTCCGTACTTAGATTTTACTTTATCTAAGTTTTCGAAAACTCCCGTGGAATCAACGCCTAATTTTAATATGACTTCGCTTACTATTGCCATTGTTGTTTGTATTTAGTAAGCATTGAAAAGCTGTTGCTGCGTATTGTTTAAAGCTTTTTTAAATGATCAGTAAGAATATCAGATCGCTGTTTGTTTTTCAACGCAGCTTTCCAATTCATTACAATCGTTAAATTTCCGATGATCAGCAACAAAATGATTGCCAACCCTAATATAATTTGAATGAAGATGTTGATCGTTTCTTGAATTCCGTAATTGATCAAGCAAGCAATGAACGAAGCATTGAAGATCATCATTGCTGTTGTTAAAATTAATCTGCGAATTTTTATCATTTGCTTTTGTGTTTTTGATTCAATGCTTCAATTTCTTTATTTCGCTTTTCAACTTTTTCAAGATAGCTGTTCAAAAAAGAACAGAAATCAAGATATGATGATCTTTCAAGTGCTTTAATATCTGCCATTCTGCCATCGCATGAATGAAAGATTAAGCTGTTTATGTACTGATCGAATTCACTTGCGATTCGATTGGAATATATCTGCGGATCCGTTCGCTTAGTATCTTGTTTTCCTCCAAATAGCTTAGTGTATCGTCCTCTTGTTTCGCTGAATACTTTTTCGCTATGCCAAGCCCAATTCGCAAAAAAAAAACTTTAGCTTGATGATCTTGTTCAAAGATCGATTGCTTCTTTCGATTGTGAATTTCGCTTGGTTCTTCAGGATCTTCATCTTCAAGAAAGAAATAAATGCTGCTTAGATCAAGTATTGAATGTTCTTCAGATAAAAAATTTACTCTGTATTCAATTTCTTGAATGATCGAAAACGCACCTATCAGATCATTCGCCCCTGCTAATGTTTTGCACTCAATCAGTAATTGTTTCAAAGATCGTTCTGTAATATTCAAATCCATATATCTTTTCGCTTTCTCTGCTGCTAAACCACGCAACGCAGATACTTCAAGAGGATTAATATGGCAATAAAATTTGATCCCATGCTTCGTTTCAAAGCATTCTTTCAATTTGGCATTCGCTGCATTGTTTACCATTCAACAAAAGTATAAAAAAGAAATGAATTTAAACAGAATATTTTAGGAAATCAGAATGAAATGCATTGAAGTAATATCGAACCGTATCAAGAAGATGTGAACGATGCTTGTTTTTGTTCTTGTCGATTTCGCCTAATTCATTTACTTCCACATAAAGCAAATCTTCAATTGTGTATTTCATTGATTCATCAATCAAGATATCAGAATGGCGATAAAAGAGCGAATTGCAAAGTACTCTGTTCGATTTGATTGAAGGATTTGCGCCAGGTAAGAAGAAGCGATTGATGGGCAGCTTGAATTTATCTTGAATGATCTTGTAAAAGTTCAAATTGTTTTGCACCATCGCTGAAGAATTCTTTCCCGATGCATCGCCTGAAATACGAATGAAGTACTTATCAAGCCCATAGAAAGCAATGATCGCATCGCAAAGCTGATAAATATCTGAATTGTTTAATCTGAATTCTTTGTGCGCTCTGATCTTATTTCTTTTTTCTGAATGCTGCCATGCAGTACATGTGATGGGATCAACATTGAAATCGAATACAAGTATCAGAGGCAATGCAATGCTTGGTTCAGGAAGTTTCGCAACGTGCTTCTTCTTGTCGAATGAATACATGAACGGGCGATCAACATCTGTAATATCCCAATTCCCTTTCACAAATTTTTCATAAGTGATTTCATCAAGCGTTTCTAATGATTCAAGGTATTCTTTTGTCAATGAAGGATTATCTTCAGTAAGTGCTTGAATGAATGCATAAGGAGGAAGCAGTTCGCCTTTCATGAAGGGATCATAAAAAGTTGTTTTGCTCCAATTCTGCGATGGGTTACCCGTACAAATCACAAGCTTCTTTGGCTGCTTTGCGATGTTGGGAATGATATGGCGACCTGAACGAAGATTCGCTTTCTGAAACATCTTCTGTTGAAGTTCTTGAATTTCTTCAAGCAAGAATCCATTTACTTCAAGTCCATCGAACTTAGTTAGTTCCCGATCTTTTTCAAAGTTTTCGCCCGTGAATATGATCATCGAACCATTCTTCATGTACGCAATATTCCCAACAACGTGCTTCAGAAAGTTTTCGGGGCATACTTTGAAGAATGAAGGAATCGAAGTAAGCTTGATCTTCATGTAATCTTTTCGAACAACTACCCATTTGCTTCCTGGATACAATTTGCAAAGCAATATCAGCAGCGCCATGCCTGCAAATGTTTTTCCTCCGCCCGCTGATCCTCCGTAAAATAAAAAGTTGATTAAAGGATCTAAAGCTTTGAAGATGAATTCTTCTTGCTTCGGGTGAGGCTTAAATACATGCATTTACTTGAATGATATTACTTGCGTTCCGATCAAGAATGTTTGTTCGTTTCCTTCTTCATCTGCTGCAACATGTTGAACCCTTGATTTTTTAGGCAATATAAATTCCATCAATTCAAGCAACAGCATTGCACGCCTTGCAGGATCTTTGATCTTTCTTAAATCTCTGATAAATGATTCGGGCGGGAAGCCATCAAGAACTTTCTGAATGTAATCAATTGAAAGCAGCGAAGATTTGTTTTGAACTCCCTTAGTTCGTCCGCCTGTTTTCTTTCTTCCCTTTTTGAATAGTGGTTTTGGCATAGTTTTTCAGTACTAATGAACTGCGTTTTTGTCTTTATTATCTCTATTAAAGACAAAATTAAAACTATTATTCGGAAGATGCAAGAATAGGTTTTTGCAGATCGTATTGAAGTGCTTCAGCGACTATAAGAAAAGCTTTTGCTTTGCGCAGATAATGCTTATTGAATCCGATGCAGCTTTTTGTTCTTTCGATGAAGTTGTTCAAAGCTTCTTCTTTCGTTGGGTACGCATATCGCTTCTTTCCTTCTTTCAGAACAAATCTTTTCTTCATTGGCGAAACATGTATCCAAAATCCTTTTTTCGTTTCTTTGATAGTATGATAAACTTCAAGCATCAATCTTGCTGCTTGTTCTTCTTCTTCATAGAAAACATTCCTTTCGTATCTGAATAGTATCATTTATCTGCGTATTTGATTTTAACTTGTTCAACTTTATCGATGTGATCAGTAAACACAACCAACCCTTTTCTGATTTGAACTGCGATATTCTTTTCGGGCATCTTCATTTGTGATTTCGGAATGATTTGATGCTGCTTCAATTGTGATCGCTTTCGTTTCTTGTTGTTATCGTATTTATTCATGATTCTATTGCTGTTATTTTTAAAACTTTCCCTTTTTCAACTTCAAGAATCATTTC